TCAACTTCGTAATATTCATTACCATCTGAATCTTTTACAGATAAAATTTCTACAACATTATCAGAATCTAATTCTAATTTTAGAAATTTTTGAAAATTGCCGACAGTGAATGTCTGGGTTGAAAGCAAACCAGATATGACGCTGCCATATTTTTTAAAAATAAAGCTCTCTGGCGCTCCAGTATTTGCATTAACTCTTCCGATTGTTACTTCTGGATCTACGCTAAAATCGATATTTTCATTTAATATGTATTGGACGCCAGAATCGCTTGAAATAACAGCTCCTTTTTTTAAAATAGGAACATATGATGTGTCAGGCAATTCTCCATCCGATGGCACAGCGATATAAAAAGCTACCATTCCAGAAGCAGAAGGCGAGCCTCTAAATTTATAACCCAAAGCTCTTGCATTATTAATTGAATTTTTTCTTTCGTTAGATGTTATTAAAAAAGATTCATTTGCTTGATAATCTAAATAAAATGACATTATATCGCCAACATAAGATACCATGTCAGTCATTAAAGAACCAAAAGAAGATCTGTTGAAATCTTTATATGTATCTGGATAATATCTTTTAGCATATTCTACTAATTCATTCTTAATAGAATTAAAATCTCTTGCCGTATAGTTGATCGGAGTTATATTTTTGTTAGCCATACTTGTAAATAGTTTTATTCAATAAATGATAATGTCAATTGGTCATTAAAGTTTAACGGCGTAATAAAATAATCTAATACTACGTACATCGTGTTATCTATGTCTGGGGATTCAAATATATTTATATTATTTATATTAATATATGGCAAATAAGTTTGAACTTGATCTGAAATTCTTTCAGAAATCGTTGAAAAAAGATCTGGAGTAGAATTTTGAAATAAATAGTTTCTAAGACCAACGCCAAACTCGGGCAAAAACACTCTTTCACCGGGAGCAGTTAAGCAAAGAATTTTTAGATTTTGCTTAATTTCATCAACATAATTATCTATCGCTAAAATTCCATTTTTTTTATCAAGTGTTAATGGCAATTTTGGTCCAATTGAACTATTCATTTTTAATACTCCTTGCTATCTTTAAGCATAAAATCATTAGTTTGTAATAATGAACTTCTAATTGATTTTGCAATTAATACTTCTGGCTTCGGTGGAATTTCATTTATTTTTTGAAAAAATAAATCTTGTGCTTTTGTTGAAATATCAATTTTTTGTAAAACTGAAATTTGTTCTATTGGTATTATTTTCTTAAAAATATATTTAAATTCTGGAGTCCCCATGATTTTAGATTTTAATTCTTGTAAAATTTCGTCTGTAAACATCATCTTTTCATTTAAAGAAGCATCTTGATTGTTTCTGTCGTCATAAAACACGCTAATTATGGGAAACCAAGATGATCTAAAAAATTGTTTTTTATCTTTAATTTCGTTTGGAACTTCTCCATGAATTATATAGCTTTTATTTTTAATAATAGCATATTCTAAAGAAGTCATATTTAATGTTGGCTGTATAGTATCACTTCCAACATATTTTGAACGAGTTAATCTTCTAGAATTTGTTGTACCATTTTCAAGCAAAACTGAAGTGGATAACTTTATATTAGACAGGCTTTTTTGTTCTACCTCATATTGTGCATCCGTTTTACCTAAAAAATTACTTTGTCTGCAAACCAATCTCAATCCAAGTTTTACATTTGTTATAAACTTGTTAACAACTCCAAGAATTAAATTATATTGTGTTTCTCCTGAAGTGCCAGAAACCGCTTTTGGAAATATGCTTCTCATGTAAGTTGGATTTATAATTATATTTTTTTCTATATTTTTAGAATTATTTGCATTTATATTTTGTGTTTTAGTTAGAAAAAGACCCAAATTTAAACAGCTATAATAAAAAGTTTCAAAGTTTATATAACCATTGTTTGAAAGAGTAAAAAATTCATTTGAAGATATTTCTTTTATAAATTCATCTTGATCAAAATCAAAAGAAATAAATTTTTCAAAATGAAAACCTCTGTCTATAAATTCTTTCTTATTGTAAACACTGTCATAATAATCTTTTTCAAAGAAATATCTGTCTGCCTCATTTACAATATTTTTTTGAAAAAGGTTTTTATCATTAGGATTAATTTTGACTTGAAAGCTGTGTTCTTTTGTGAAGAAAGTGTTGTTTATGATACCATCAGAATTTAGTTCCACACTTGATATTTTTTTATAACTATTTTGCGTTATAATTGGGCATTCTACAATATTTGTATCATTTTCTCCAAAGACAATATTTTTAAAAGAACTATCTTTCGCCTTTCTTTTAACGATTTCTATATCTTCTAAAATTTTTCGTAATATAAAATTACCTCTTTCGGTATCATCTTTAAGTGAATTTATTTGCCCTTCTTTGATAGAATATTTTTTTTCAAAGAATTTTACGTTTCTCGTATATACATCTAAAATTTTTCTTGGTATATCTCTTTGTTCTAATTGCTTTAAAGTTTCATCAAAGACAAAGTTTTGATTTTCATTAGAACTAATTTCATCAATAAATGGCAAAAAGTTAATAAAATCACTGTACAATACTCTATTAATTTCAGAAATAACTGCAAAATAAAGCAAACCATCTGCAACTCTTATAGATAATTTTTCTGATTCAAATTTCATTATTAATCCTCGTCAAAATATATTAATTCTTTTACATCAATCAGGACTTTTTCGTCGTTATAACTTTCTCCTGTAAATTGATTAATTTCGAGAATATATTGGTCTTTTATTTGTATAGTTGCATTAAGGGCAAAAGAATCAAACGGCGATTGCCAATAACTTATTGTATTGTCTTCAAGTTTAAATAATACAGATTGTACATTATCTTTAGAAACTGAATCGGAAATTATAGATTTCATTGAAAGATTTAAGTTAGAAATTGAATTATTAACTAATGCATCGTATTCAGAATTTTTTACAGAAACAAGATATGGAATATTTATAGAACCATTAACATATTGAAATATTGGTTCAACTGAAGTTGAATTACCATTAGATTTTTGTTTAAAAAATATATTTTTATTTTGAATTGTCAATGTTCCCAAAGGAGAACTATAAAAAACATCTGTAGAGCCAAGATTTGTCTTGGCGTAATTTTTATTAACAAAATTGACAACTTGTATTGCATTCGCAAATAATTCAAATTTATAAGAATCCATAAATGACGCAAATGAATTTGACATGTTTTCAAGCTGTTTATTTATTTTATTTTTAACAATATCGGCAACTGGATAAGTGTGGTTTTCTTCTTTTAAGGAAACATTGTTATATGCGCCATTTTCAGAAATATTTTGTAATTCTTTATACTTTTCTTGCTGTTGCTTCCTCGTATTTTCTATTATTTGGTTTGCTTGTTCTTCTGTAAAGCCTTTATTAATCAGTTCTGCTCTTTTATTATCAACATAGTATTTTGAAAAATTAAAACATTTTTCACTTTCATCATCTACTGGAGTATTTAAATTTTCTAAATCATCTAAATAATTTTTACAATCAAAATCAAATTTTTTATCAGCGATAGCTAAATTAATGAAAAAACTTTTTACAGCAAATACGCTTGATAGTGGTATAGAAGAAACTATAACAGAATTATATATAATGGGAGATTGTGAATATAAATCATAAAAGCGAACTTGAATAAATTGTAATATTTCTTCATATAAATCAGAATCAGCAGAACCATTTAATAAAGTACATATTTCTTCACTGGAAAAGAATTTAAACAAATCTCCTATTAATTCTCCTGCGCGACCATCCCCTATATTATTTTCATTAATTATTGGAAGATTGTTTAAATTTTTATTGCTGTTTTTATCTTTTTTACACGAACTTACTTCGGATAACAAGCTTTTTACTATTTGAATCGCAGCTTCTTTTAAAAGCCTCTCAGCTTCTCTTTCTGCTTGTTGTTGTAAAAGAACCCAAGCATTTCTTCTGGCAGTGGAAAGAAAGTTTCTTGCTTTTTTCTTTAAAGCATCTCTAGCCCCGGGATTGTTTTTATACAGCTTGGCTTCTCTTACTAAAAGCGCATATTGTTCTTTTATTATTTGTCTGGCTTGTTTTGCTGCTATATATGTTTCTATTAATTTATTTAATTCTTGATTTGAATTATAAAAAGTATCTAAGCACTTAATTAAAGTTGTAGAAACAAAATCTACATCAGTTGCTTTTTCAAAAACTTCTTTGAATACAGCAACAAGTTCTTCTAATGCTTTTTTATAAACAGAATCATCAAATTTAAATTCGCCCGATATGTCTGGAATTGAAGGAAGAGCAATCGCCCCAAATGAAGCTGGAAGGGGGAATCCAGTGCATTGAATTGCCTTAACAACATTTGGATCTTTAAGATTGAGAAATTTAACTAAATTTTCTATAAAACTAGTTAATGCCAATAATTCTTCGTTGAGTAGAGGATTATTTTGCAAATAACATTCTATAGCTTCGTCTACTAAATCTTTTAAATCAAATCTATAAAGTATATTTTCATATAGCTGTTTTAAGCTGCGAATATCTTGTAAAATATCTTTTATATTTTGTAATATTGTTTTTTTACTAAAATTATTTTTTTCAATATTTTTTCTTATATTTGAAAAGATAACTACATTCTTAAAATCGTTAACAAATGCTCTCTGAAAATTCATTTGAGCTTGAGTCATAAAAGTATCAAATGGAAACTGTTCATCTTTTTTGAATTTGGTTTTCTCATATACTAATTTTGAAAAAAAGCTTTTTGGAACATAATTTGCTGATGAATTAAAAATATTTTTTGAATTTACAAATAAATAAGCAGAAATATCAGAATCAATATTTAAAGATGATGGTACATATTCTTTACTATCGCTAACTTTAAAATTTACCAAAGTTAGATTTGTTTGACCATCAACATATTTTTCTAAACAAAGATTATAAGAAGCCAAATTTGCATTATTAACTTCTGGATCTTGTGTTGAGGGAGCTAACTCGCATTTATTTCTTTTAAATTGAAAAGTGAATTTTGATTTTGCGTCAATTTTTTGTTCATTGATTTTGTCAGTAAAATTAGAAACAAACTGATCAATATTGTTTAAATAATAATTTATATCATAATTTTCTATTACAAATTTAGAATCTTCTAGAGATTTTATTTTCTTTTCTATTGTGCTTCTAAGGCTTTTTACGCTTTTTTGAACATCTTCTAAATTATCAAAAGTTGCTATATCATTGATCGCAAATTCTTTTAGATCTGTGGCTACTGACAAATTTGGAAACTTATCAATGTAATATTTTGGAATTCCCAAAACAACGCTAGGATTACCATCTGCATCTACAGGCAAATAATTATAGAATATAGAAAGCCCATTTTTTAAAGAACTTTTATCAAAAAGAATTTCTCCAATAACAGTTGCTTCAGTAGCTGATGGTTTTCCGAAATTATTTAAAGAATCAAAAAATAATATTATGTTATTTTCAAGTTGTAATAATGTATCAACAAATTGTTTTTCAAAGTTGACATTAACTTTTTCATAAGTTGCCTTACTTTGGTCAGTAATCTGCTCTGATTGTTTTATCCAACTACCTTTTTTATTTAAAGATTTTAAAATATTATCAATTCCATTTTGAATAAAACCTTGATTCTCAGAAACTTGAAAATAATATAGATACCAATCTTTAAATTTTTCTGGAACTGGAGCTAGAGTGCTTCTCTTATTTAGAATATTTTTATCATTTGGAGCTAACTTTTTAGATAGATCCGAAAATAATCTTGTGCTTATTGTTTCTTTAATAGAAATAAATTCAAACTCTTCTTTTATAGAAACATCTTCATCTTTTGGTTCTAGGCTTATTTTACCACTAAGTTCAACGTAATAATAAATTCTTCTAAATTTATTCAGATATTCTGGCTTAATGCCCTCTCCCTGAATTTTACTTATAAAATAATTTTCTTTTTGAACAGACGAAATTGATTCAGGGTTAAATCTAGAATTAAGAAATGAATTTAATTTATTTTTTAAATTTATTATTATTGATGGATCGTAAGAATTTATTAAATCTCTTTTATATTCTGGTAAAAAAGATCCATCAACTTCTTCAGCAACAAAAAATACTTTGTTCTCATTTAAACTAAGAACAATATCTGGGTTTCCAGCTTTTTGAAACGTATTAATTATTTGTTGCTGTATAGCCATATTATTTATAATTCCTAATTTGTTTTATTATACTGAGATAAGATGGATTTGAAATCTTTTGGAAGATTCATATAATTATTTTTGATCGAAACAAGATTATCAGAATTTTGATTATCTTCTGAAGCGTGAATAGCATTTTCAAAAGGAAAAACAGTTTTCATTAGTGTCGCAGTTACAGATGGAGCTGTTCCCGGTGGCGGATGTATATGCTCTGCGTAATTATTAACGAACACTTCTAAAAAATTCATTACACTATGAACTTGCGTGCCAACGTCCGATATCGATTGCGTAATATCTTTTAAACAGCTAACTAAATTATCGCCTAAAACCATTGGCTGCAAAAACGAATCGTCATTTCCAGCTATTAATTCTATTCCTTTAACGCCTGATTCTGTGCCATTTGAATTTGTTGGATTGGCTCTTGTAACTATTTTAACTCCTTCGACTCCTATTACTCTTATTGAATCAGCTTTTAAAGCTATGGCTGAAGCACCAATTGAATTGCCTATCCCGCCTTTTACTAAAGCAAAATTTTTATCAACATCGGTTTTTTCACTTATATAGATTCTAGCTGCATCACTAAAAAAATCTGGATTTATATTTATTGCTTTGACTTTATCATCTTTGGATAAAGTTTTTCCTCTTCCACAAACTATATCTATGGCAGATGAATCTGGAAATCCTTTTCCGCTGTAGCCGCTATCTAAAGCCTTATTTCTATCGCCACCAAGAACAATAGAGGCTTTTCCGTCATTAGAATATATTACATTCTCAACAGGAGCCTTATTAAATGCAATATCCGAATCTTCTTCAAGTTTTCTTTCCCCAAATGATGGTGGATATATTGGTGGTGTTGCCATAAAAATATTCCTTAATTTTTAGGTTTGGGGGGTGGCGGAGGAGGAAATGAATTACTTCTTTCATCGTGTTCCTTACTTCGCGTTTTTACATATTTTCTTTCAACATTATCAGAAATTAATTCTTTATAGGTTTTTTCTGTTGCTATAAAAGTATATTTAATTCCTGTTGCAACTTCCCCCTTATAATTATAATAAGGCTCTTTTATTGGAACCTTTTCTATATTCATATTATGTTTAATAGACGCAAGCTCGCCAATATATTGGATAGGGGGTTTTTTACCACCAATAGTGGCTTCGCCACTATTACCAATTGGGCGGGAATCTTTTATTGTGTGCCTTCTAAAATACCAGTGATGGATAATTGCTTTTTCTGGTGAATTAAAAGCCGCATAAGGCAGTGGCGCTTTTCTAGTTGGTCCCGGATTTAAATCTATATAAAATTGTGATCTACATCTTTTTGTTTGATCACGACGAGCGTTACCATCTGATTCAAAACAGTTTGAAAATGATGCAACATCACCATCAGAATATTGTCTAAAACTTTCCAAAGTTGGATGTGAATGATACCAATATCCGTGTTTTAACATTATATAATTTTTGTTTTTATTTTGTTTTGATTCGTGAGCAAAAGCTATGAGGGCGAATGCCAAAAATACATCTTGATTAAATTTATCTCTTAATTTTGGAACCGTTTTTGCCAGTATTTCTATTCCTTTTCTAAATTCCGGTTCATACAAAAATCTAAATTCCGCAAAACTAACAAACATTTGATTGTTGAATTTATAATCTGCATAATATTGTCTATTTTCAAGAATTTCCTTTCTTATTCCACTTGCTCCAGTAATTTTTTCATTTTCTTTTTTTAAATCTAATTTACCTGTATAGGGATTATACCAATCTTTTTTAAGGCTTTTCGAATAAAAAAATCCGGGCGACTTTCCTTCCCTTAATGTATTTTTTTGAGCTTCTGTTAATTCATAATCTGGCCATTCTAGCCCGTCTTTTTTTGGCATCGGCTTGGAAGCCGCTTTTGCTTCCGAGGTCGGAGGAGTGCCGCCACCTTTTAAAGTTGACTTTGGAGCCTCACCCTCTCCACCACTAACTGGCTTTGATTTTTCTGCGGGGGCGGTAGCGGCAGGGGATGGCGAACCTTTTGCTGGCTCAGGAGGACCAATAATTTTGGTTGTTTGTTGTACATCAATTAATTTCGGAGGCATAGCCGGCGAAGTTATATCTTTGATCGCAGTTGCACGATCACCTATTTGTGGTTTTAAATTAGACCTGTTTTCATCATATATAACTTTATTACCCCCAATACCAATTGCCGCGCAGGCAACAGCCATATTATAAGTATTTTTTTGAGATCCATCGCCTTTTGATAAATTTAAAATATTGGTTCCAGCAGGGGGCAATTCTGAATTATGCCCTGAATGGAATTCTATTACTTTTTTATACTTTGATGAAACATCGGTTTCTGGCGAAACATGATTGTCAGAAGTTAAAAATGGCATAGCCTTTGGATCTATATCAATCGGATCTATGGCTACAAGATTATCAGTTGCAACAGAGGTAGTTTGTTTTGCCGCTGGCATCGTTGGTGCAAAAGCTTGCCCATTGCCAGCAGCCAATACTTGCCTGTATCTTGTTGAACCACGATCCGAAGAAAACGTCTTAGACATTCATTACAAATCCTTCTGTTCCTTGATCATATCATAGAGGCTATTCTTATCAATCTTCTCTTCTTTAGATTCTTTCTTCTCCAAAAGGGTTATTATCTTTACAAGTTGTTCATTTGAGCGCTGAAGCGTTTCAACATATTTGGCAGCAGTTTGACCAGCCATGGCATGACTCGTTTTATTATTTAATATGTCATCTCTTAATTCATACAACAGATCTGAAGTGACCTCACGATCTGTGCGAAGATTTGTTAAAGCTTCCTCTAATAAAGCATTTTTATCTTTCATACTCTATCTTCCCAACCCTGTTTAAACTCAATATATTTTATTCTAATTTTATTTAAGCTTGAGGTAATCTGTTTAGAGTTTAAACCAGTAATTTCTCTCATGTAAATATAAATAGCCTTCTTGTTAAAAATTTCAATATTATCTTTGTTATGAAGTATTTGTTTTACAGATTCAAGGATCTTCAGGTCTTGTTCTTTTAATGAACTGCCCCAAGTATCAATATCTTTTAAAAGATCATTCCAAAATTGTTCCTGCTCTTGTCTTTCGTGAAAATCATTCACAACCATATGTTGCTTTTCAACTTCAACAGCAGAATCTTCAAAAGATATTTCGCTAGTCAAATTCTTATTATTACTTTTGACTTTGTGAATAAACCAATTCTTTGTGATAACTGAGAAATAAGAAAACGCTTTGTATCCTTTGCTTGGATCATACTTTTCTAGAATTGTTGTTAACCAAAACTTACATTCTTCTCTCAAACTATCAATATTCGGAAGATTCGTGAACTTATAAGTATAAATAATTTTATCCACCATCTCATTAAAAGCTGGAGCTATATATGTTTCATATAGCAATTCCTTTTCTCTTTTATTTGTGGTGGAACAGTATTCTATTACTGCTTTTTCGTGTTCTGATGAAAAATAATATTTGTTTGACATTCTATTTGTTGTCTCCCTTTTCCTCGGGGATCTCAACTAAAAATGCATCATTAAATTCTTTTATATCATTAATTATTTCTTTTGTGTGTTTTAACAAACTTTCCAAAGTTGAATCGCCATAAAATGTTGGAGCTTGATAAGTTTGTTGCAAATGCATTGAATACACTTGCAACAAGCCTTTTAAGTCATCAATATTTTCTGCAAATTGTCGTGATTTATTTAAAAGGTGTTTACAATATCTGTATAAAACTATTGATGTGCCCAATAATAAGGCGACTAACGCCCCTAAAAATCCTTCCATTATTCACCTCGTAGAGTTTCTTTATACTCTTTTAGTTCTTTTTTTGCATCCTCAATGAATTGACGAGTTTTTTCGCCAGTTTTTTGATTGTGTTTATATTCCATAATTTCAGTTAATTTATTTATTGTTGTTGTATAGTTATAAACCTTTTTAAAATTGTTTTGTTCACAAAATGGGCAAACACTTGGCGACTCATCGTATCCATGATATTCGGTCCATTCTTTACTGCAAGATTTGCACTCATATTGATAATTTGGCATTTTTATTCTACCACAAAATCTTGTTGAGCTGCCATTTTAAAGTGTGGTGGATTTTTAACAAATAATTCATCATCTGTTGCGTAAAAATCTAAATCTTTTAGTAATGGCATAATATCTGTTTCTTCTGCAATACATTTTTGTAAACACATTAAAAGTGCGGCTGCTGCCTGATCTGAAAATTTCATTTTAATCTCCTTTTTGTATTCTGTAGCTATCATCTTCAAAATGTTGTGTTGAGAATTCAAACAATTCTGTATCTTCTATGGCTATCATTTGGTGTCTTAAACCAGTTGGTACATGAAAAGAGTCGCCGGGATAAAGTACAGTGCTGTCTGACTTTTCCAAGTCGTCTTCGAATGAAAATTTTACAAGAATCTTTCCAGATTGAATATAAAATACTTCATCCTTTATCTTGTGATAATGCCAAGAACATTTTTTATTTTTTTTAAAAACTAAAATCTTACCACAATATTCTTTTTTATTTACAATCCACTTTTCATATCCCCATCCTTTATGATGGATTTCTGGTACTTGAAAAAAATTGCTCATCTTTAACTCCTTTATCGTCCACATAAAAATCCGCAGAGGGTTTTCCTAAAATTAACTCATGATATTTTAAATCCCATGATTTTAATTGATTCTGCGTAAAAGAATAATATTTATTAATTGCATAAAGTTGGTTATTTTTACTTGAACCCATGCCTCTGGCAGTGAACATAATTATATGATGACCCTGTTCATATAGTTCATTTATTTTTGAGATTCTTTCACGATAAGGCGAAGCTTGTTCATAATTTCCATATGTATTATTACATATAGTCCCATCTATATCAAAAACATATGTCGTTTTTACCATCTAAATTTTTCCTTATAATAAAAAACAATTTTTTCTATTTCTTCATCAAAAATTTTATTAGGCTTCCATCCTAATTTTCTAATTTTTTCATCATTCAAAGAATATCTAATATCCTGTCCTTTTCTTGCATATGAAAGATCCACATATTTTTCAAATTCTTTGTCAGTTCCATAAAAATGTTTTATAATTTTTTTGATTGTTGTTTTATTATCTTGTTCTAAATCTCCAGAAATATTATATATTTCATTTTTAACATCAGATTCAATTATTTTTATGACAGCGTTTGATGTATCTTCAGAATGTAACCAAACACGAACTGGAGTGCCTTTTTCATGAAGCCTCATTTTTTTTCCTCTTGTGAATAATTTAATGGTGAGAGGAATTAATTTTTCTGGATACTGACCTATTCCGTAATTATTTGTTGGTCTTATTATTATATAATTTATACTATGTGTTCTTGACCATCCAAGAACTAACATATCTGCTGCTGCTTTAGAAGCCGAATATGGATTACTAGGTTTCAAAATATCACTCTCGGTGTGAGAGCCACTTTTTATGTCTCCATATACTTCGTCTGTGCTAAATTGTATAAATATGGGTCTTTCGGCTACATTTTCTGATTTATTTTTAATTAAATTTAGAAGATTTTGTACGCCTAAAATGTTTGTGTTAATAAAATCATTACTGTTTATTATACTATTTTCTACATGCGATTCGGCAGCTAAATTAATAACATAATCACAATCTGGCAAAAATTTTAACTTACTTATATCTTCTTTTATAAAAGAAAAATTTTTATTTTTATTAAATTCTTCTAAAAATTCAATATTCGCAGCATAAGTCTGGTCATCAATCCCGAGGACTTTCCATCCTTTTTCGAGGCATTTTCTTGTTAAATAAGAGCCTATTAAACCCAAACATCCTGTAATAACAACTAATTTCATAATTAACCTATCTTTTCTAAAATATTTGTTGTTGATATTCCATCTATATAATCAAAAATTCGAACTTCAGCTAAATCATTACCAATTACTTTTTCTATTTTATAATCTCCACCTTTTATAATTATATCTGGTTTTATTAATTTTATTAAGTCATAAGGGGTATCTTCATTAAAAATTACTACCTCATCCACATATTTTATTGATTTTAAAATGTTCAATCTGTCTTGTTGATTATTTATTGGTCTTTTATCGCCCTTAAGTCTTTTAACGCTTTCATCGCTATTAAGACCAACTATTACAAAATCGCCCTGTTGTTTGCAAAATTCTAAAAGTTTTATATGACCAATATGTAGTATATCAAAACAACCATTAGTAAAAACTGTTTTACCTCTACAGCAATTAATTTTCATATTGTTACTACTCCTTGTTTTTGAACAACAATTGTAGCACATTTATTTGCAAATTCAATAGCTTTATCTATATCATTACTTTTACAATATTCTATAGATAAAGCAGCCAAAAAAGTATCTCCAGCGCCAGATGTATCTTTAATTTCTACTTTCTCAACTGGATATGTTTTTTCTCTATACACGCACCCATATGGTCCTTTGGTTACTATGAGATTACAGTTATTTAATTTCAAATATTCTAATGAATTCTTATATTCAACATTATTAACTTTTATAAAAGTAAAATTTTTACTCCATTCTGAAATTTTTCTCTTCGTATCTATGAAAGTACATTTATGTTTTTTGGAAATCATTTCTAATATTTCATTAGACAAAAATCCTTTATTATAATCAGATATAACAACTGCTTCATAATCTTGAAAATTTATATTTTTAATATCTTCTAATGTTAATTTGCCGTAGTTATCATCATTTTCGTCTAGACGTAAAAACATATGATTTGATTTTTCTTCTACATATCTTGTCTTTTTAATATCATGCCAGTTTTTATTTGTTACTATATCTACAATTATATTAGTAGATATTTTTTTCATGTTTAATTCAACATTTTTAGCCATGCCACCATTTTTTACAATTTTAGTTGATTTAAAGACTGGAACTGGTGCATCTGGGCATAATCTATCACAAGTGCCATAGTGATATATATCTGAACAGCTTTCGCCAATTATCAAAATTTTCATTTTAGATCCTTAAAAAATTTATTTTATTTTCTTGTATTATTATAGTTCTCAACAAACCAATTATACGATCTTTCAAGAGATTCTTCAAGATTTGTAAATCTAAAATTTGGCAAAGTAGCATAAAATAATTCTTTATTTGATTTTCTTCTTTTTTGCCCATTAGGTTTAGAAGTATCCCACAATACTTTGTGATAATCCGCAACTTCACATAGCTTATCAACCATTTCTTTTATTGAATGTTCATTATCGCCAGATACAATAAGTTTTTTTGGCATCTGTTGTTCAGAAGATAAAAGTTTTAAACAAACCAACGCTAAATCTTTAGAGTAAATAAACTCTCTAATTGATGAACCATCCCCCCAGCAAATTAATTCTTTATTTTCTTTTTTGGCTAAATAAAGCTTATGAATAAGGCTAGGAATGACATGACCATCTTCAAGGTTATAATTGTCATTTTCGCCAAATATGTTGCTTGGAATTACTGAACAGTAATTTAAATCACCATATTGTTTAGTATATGCCAGTATTTGAACGTCTGCCATTCTTTTAGCATATGCATATGCAAAATGAGCATCAAATGGTGGAGAATTATGCATAATATCTTCAGATAGATATTCTGAATCCGCTGGGAATACACAAGCTGATGAAAAAACAATTAATTTTTGTACATTATTCAAAAAAGAACTATGTATTATATTTGTATTCATGAGAATGTTATCTCTAAACTGTTGAGCTGGCGTATTTAAGTTTCTTCCAATCCCGCCAACTCTTGCAGCGGCATGAATAACATAATCTGGCTTTATTTTATCAAATAATTTTGAAACTTCTTCTTCTTTTGTTAAATCAGCGTCTTCTCTACCAACGTAAAAAAACAAAAAATCATTAAATTCAGAACTCAAAGACACATTTTTAATAGCGTTTCCAACCAAGCCATGCCCGCCAGTAACTAATATTTTTTTCATTTATTTCTCCTTATTTAATTGCTTCTATGTTTAAGCTCATTAACGAACCATTATTTTTATCCATATGTGGCAAATATGATTGGCTATAATCATCAACATAAAAATGCTCTGTTTTTTTCCAGTCATATTTTTTTACTTCTTTAAAACCAATTTCTAATAAATCTCTTTTTAGGGAGGCAAAATCCCAGCAATTGTAATGAAAATCAAAATCATATTTTTGACCACCATATAATAAATGGATTATCTCATCTAAATTAGAAGTTTGTAAGTATCTTTTACATGCAGATTCAAAATCTGGAACTGCTATTCTTAAAACACCGCCTATTTTAAGAGCTTTATACCAATCTTCAACTACTTGTTTCCAAGTTATATTTTGAAAACAATTTGGTTTAAAAGGAAAATGTTCCAAAACATGACAAGCATAAATTAATTCAATATTACTGTATTTTTCACTAATTTTTCTAATATCACAAACAATATCAGGATCACATTCTGACCTTGCATCAATATTTATAAAACCATGTATTTTTCTATTTCCACATCCTAAATTTAATTTCATTTTATCCGAATCTCCTTCGCCAAATTGTTGGACTTTTATTCCAATTAAAATAATCTATTTTTATAGGTCTTTCTAAATAAGAATTAGGTTCTTTATATATTTGTTGAAATAAGGCTAAATCATTTTGTTCGTATGCCTGCTGAACCGGGATATGATCGCCTTGATTTGGATTCCAATCATGGTTGCAGACATACATATCAGATTCATATATTTTACCACCATCATTTTGTAATCTAAAAGATAAATCATGAGTATTCATATTTAAATGCTCAAATCTGCAATCCCATCCTCCAAGTTCTCTAAAATATTCCAGCTTAAACATACCAACCATTAAAATTTTATAATGCTCTGGAACTACTCTTAGGGTTGGATGATGATGAGCCATCCAATAATCATGATGCATTGGTGATCCTTGATAATTTCTGCCTTCTGTGTATCTAAGCGCAATAGCATCTTTATACCCCAAAAGTTCGTGTTTTTCTATACATGCTGCGATAGAATTATTTGTAAAAATCCCATCATCAGAACCCCACATCATTAATTCTCCTTCTGCTATAGAAGCTGCTATCAACCCACATCTAGATGGAGAACCATAATCTTTTATATATTTAAAATTTGTTTTGTCATTAAAAAAAGGAGGTGGGTCATTTGGTCCAACCATAATCAATTGCCAAGAATGTTCTCCTACAGAAGACACAATAGATTGATAAAAATTCTCCCATAAATGAGTTCTGATAGCTGGTAGACATATTGATAGTTTATAATTATGCATATTATCCTCTTTTAAATCTTCTTTCCCAAATTTGGGGAAATTTTTTCCATTGTTCTTTTTCGATAGTTACTTGAATTTTTTCTCTCCAATTTGGATCTCTGTATTTAGATTGTATTAGAGGCTCGTCAAATTGCAATTGTGCTATTTCGACAGGCTTATGATCTGCCTGACCATGATCACAATCGTAAGAAGTTATTTGAGTTATTGCCACGTTAGCTCCAGCCAATTGTGCTCGGATTGCAAAATCGGTATCTGCCATTGCAGCATGTTCAAAACTACAATCTAAACCACCCAATTCTTCAAAAAAACTTCGATACATTATGGCAGTATTAAAAATCCACCAATCATCTGGCAAATGAGGCGAATAAGTACAGGGTCTAAATCCTTCTTTTCCATTTATTAAATAATAGTAGTCTGGTTGATTAATTTTCTGAGTTCCGTTCATTCCTTCCAAATATTTTGTAATCACAACATTTTTATAATTATCGCCCATAGAGTATAAGTGTTCTATTGCTTCATCTAGGGCATTTGGGAGCATTA